GTCGCCCTCGATGCCGGTCACGTCGCCCTCGATGCCGGTCACGTCGCCCTCGATGCCGGTCACGTCGCCCTCGATGCCGGCGTGAACGCCGTCAATTTTTTCCCCTTTTACAACGTGATAAATTTTCAACTCCAACTTTTTTAAACACTTTTTCATTTTACGACTCCTTGTTTTTCTTTTTGAATTTCAAACCACAAAATGAAAAGCGCGTTCGTGGCCATGTGCGCCGCGTGTAAAAGGCCGGACTCCGCGTCAAATTTTTCGCCTTTCTGATCGGCGCAAAAATGCCGGAGCATTGCGGCCCTGTACCGCGCGTCCGCACGCTCGACGTTTTGCCAGCCATTATCGCTGTATTTACGCGCCCCCCAGGTGAGAACCTCCGCGACCGCTTCCAGCGCCTCGAACGGCAACAGGTCCATGCGCGGCTTTTCCGCGTCGTGTTTTTGCCCGCCAGTCATTTGATTAAAGCCGGTTCAGTAAATTCTACATTTTTTAGCACTACGTCAAGCTGCGGCGAATGTGCGACGTAAAATTTTTCGCCGTGCGGCGTTTTCTTGCTGAGTTTGACCATGACGTAGCGCTCATAGCGAATTGTTTTTATCGCCCACGCGCACATTGTGTAGCCCCGATCAATTATTTCTTGTAATTTCATTTATTTCTCCTCCGGCCGTGGCCGTAAATAGATTCAGGCAGAGGGCTGCGACATTTAAAAACTTGACCGTCAGAAAACGTAAAACACACACGGCCACGGCCGTCAAATGACATAGCCGCGCCGCTTACTAATTTTTTAAATCGGGCGCGGGCGCGGGCTGCCGCCCGTTCTTGCTTTTCCGCTTCTCGTGCATCTCGTTCCGCTCGCGTTAATCTCATCTGGTTTTCCCCTTATATTGTGGTGGATTTATCACACTTCCCGCGCGCCATTTTGTCAACTAATTTTTTTAATTTTCGTTAACTTTTTGTCCACCGTTTCCCGGTGTGCTGATCGACGGCAAGCCGCATATCCGCGCCCCATGGCGGCGGGGAACACATTATGTCCCGTAATTTCACCGCGTCTTTTTTTGCGTTCTTTATTTCTGATTCAATTAAAATAGAGTCGTACACATGCAGAACTGTTTCCAGTCCCGCTTTTTCGCAGTTCACCAGCGCCCGGTACAAGAGCCGCGCGCACGTCGCCTGCATTAAATTTTCAGTCAACAGGCCGCCGTGCATTACCTTTTTATCGCGTAAAATCTGGACGCGGTTTCGTTCGTCGTGGTGAATTTCCAGCCCCCGGTAGAACAAAACATGACCGTCGTGCAGAACTATTTTAACGTCGTTGTCATCACCGAGCGGCATAAACGTAAAGCCGTGCGCCTCGCCCATTTCCCGCCGGACCGCCGCACCGATAAAAGCGTCGGAAAAATCGTACCACATACGCACGATCGGTGCGTTTACCTTTTTCCAACCTTCATGTAACGCCGTCGCGGTGCGTTCGTCAATCCGGTTTATCATGGAAAACTTTTTCGCCCCGGCCCCGTAGCCAAAACCGAGAACGGACATTTTCATAAATGCGTAGCGCGGGTCCGCCTTCGTCACTTTTTCGCCGTACATTTTTTCACCAAAAATCAGGTACGGCGATTCTCCTGCCTCGATCCGGGCCAACTGTCCCTTGTCACCCGCGTAGTACAGCGATAGATAATTTTCAATTCCGCGCCAGTCGCTTTCTATGAGCGTTTTTCCTTTCGGCGCGCAAATGATACCGCGCTGGAGGGCCGGAACGGGCGCAGTGTTTTTTTCCTTTTCCCAGTTCTCGACTTTCTGACGCGAGAAATTAAAGAAGTTCACGCCCCAGGACTGGAAACGACCCGTACCCGCCGCGTGAAATATGGCGGCGTTTCTCACCCGTCCGTCGTGCGCACGGTTTAATATTGCCTCGGCCTTGTCCCCGGCGCGGGTAGTGAGAAGTTTTCGCACATAAAGTACGTTTTCAATTTCTTTTATTTTCGGATGCGCGGAAAAATCAATCGTTTCAAGCGTTGTTGTCCGCGCGTCGGGCAGATCGATTTTAAATGTATTTTTCATATATTCGCAAAACGCGGCATTCGATGAGAGGACAAGCGCCCCGCCTGCCGTTCGTCCGGCGATTTTTTCAGCGGTCTTAGTCGCGTCCTTTTTATCACGCTCTTTCCGGTCCAGTAAAAACCGGGCGGCCTTTACGTCAACCGGCACGCCCCGCACGTCGATCGCCTGGGCCGCGCGGAACTCTTCCACGTTAAAACCCTTATCAATCAGTTTGCCATAAATGGCTTTTGACAAAACGGCGTCGTGCAAGCAGTATTTTTCAAACGTCGCCGCGTCTCGCCTGTCTTCGCACACACGAAAAGCGCCGTCTTTTTGCGGAAAACTATATTTTGCAATCAGGCTTTTTCCTTCCGGCATTTTTTCGAGACCGAACGCCGCCGCCACGTCCTCTAATTTAGCGCGAGGGGCGCAGATACCGAACCACCGGGCGAGCGCGGCAGTACATAACCAGTTTCGCCAGTCGGCCGCGCGGGTGCCGGGGTAGAACTGATTGAAAAACGACCACTCAAAAAACCAGTTATGAGCGACAAACAGCCCTTTATGGTTTAACACTTTTTGCGCGATTTTCTTCCCGCCCGCGTAGTTCGTTTGAAAAAACGGCTTATCGGTCGGGCCGACAGCGGCGCAAATAAGCCAGTCGGCGGACGGGTGGGCAAAGTACCGCGTCGGGCCGTTCTCAATCGGTTCGGCGGATTTTGTTTCGAGGTCGATAAAAATAGGCTTGACAATTTTAGACGGTTTTGATTTCATAGAGGTCTAAGTGATTCTCCTGTGTTAAATTTTTACCAGTTCCCGCTCCCCGCCCATAAAAGGGCGGGGATTTTTTATTTTACTTCTTAGACTTAGAGCAGCGCCCCTTTCGTCTTGCCCGGCTTGTATTCCACCTGATTTGTCGCGGGCGGCACGTCCGCAAACGGGTCAATCGACGCTATCCGTTCACCGTCGGCCACTTTCCGCACGCCGTTCAGATACATGGTGATCCCGCGCCCGGCGTCCACGTCATAGGCCGAAATGAATACAGCCACGTCCGCGATTACGCCGGAATAAAACTCCAGAGTGATCATTCCGGCGGGACAGTCGGTATTGTCGGCCAAAAGAACTTTCGGCGGGAATTTGGCGACAAATTCGTCCAGGTCCGTTTCGCGCCGTACCGTTTGATGGGCCGCGAGGGACAGCCCCAGGTCAGTTTGTTTGAACAGCGACTTGTCTACGTCAAGCATGAGCGCGGTTTTAAGTACCTTTATGCGCTGATCCGCACCCCAGGCGACGGACGCGCTTTTCATGTACTGTTCAAGCGCCGACTTCATCGCCGCGACGAACTCTTTCTCGCCGCCGGTCAGTACCATTTGCGTTCGGTACATCGCCTTAAGCGGATCGTCCTTGTCCTGCGCGGGTTTGTCGATGAAAACCCAATTCAGCATGACGCCGCGAAGTACCGCGTTGATCCCCTTCGGACTGATTTTAGTTACAATCAGTTCCGATTTTGCGACCGCCGGGGCCGCTGTGCTTTTTGTTCCTTTTGCTGCTTTTGCCATTTTCTGAACCATCCTATAAATTTTATAATTTGCCGTTTCCGGCATGTGGGCGGTTTTGAACGTGATCGCCGCCGCCCCGTCTGTCTCTCCTTAAATAAATTTAAAGCCTTTACGCGGGGGCCGGACGACGATAGAATTTATCGCGTCTTTATCCGCGCCGACCTTTTCCGCCTGCGCCGGAGACTTGAACGATTCCTCAAGCATATCTTCGATTTTGACGCCGATCCGCGTAGCTATGTCAAGCCGGTTCATATCGCGCGGCCACGCCCGCGTCCCGGCGGTGTATTCGACCGTCACTCCGGGAAGGGCGCCGCCCAGATCCATGAAAAGCTGCGCTTCCTTCTTTATCGTTTCAAAAAGTTTTTCCGCCGGTTTGGCCAGGCGGAGCGCCTCGGCGAGCTTTTCAGGCGTCCGCGTTATGCTGTCAATCGCGCCGGGGCGGGTCCACTTTATAATCGCCGCGCGAATCTTCGCACACGTTGATAGGCGCTGACAGTAGGCACAGTGATTCCCGGTTTGGAATTGCTTTTTAGCGGTCCGAGCGAGAATGTCCTTTGCCGTAGTAGACAGGTAGTACGGGTCGATTTCGCCGCCGGTATAAGACACAGAATTAAAACGGGCGTTAATGATGATCCCCTTCCAGCATTTTATTTTTTCATCCCGCGCCGCTTCCATATGGGCGTACAGTTTCAACTGATTGTTTCCCTCAGCCTCCACCTCGCGCCAGCCCATCTTATGATCGATGATTATAACCGTGTCATCTTTCGTCGCGAGCACGTCCGCCGTACCGGAAAACTGAACGTTTTTCACCTTCACCGAGAGGCCCGATTCCACGGCGAAATTAACGTTGCCGTTTAATTCCTGTTTCACCGTTTCGACCGCGAACCGGATCAGGGCCGCGTCGTCAGATTCGGCGTCAATAGCATAATGCGGATCTTTTAACACGTCGGCAATAATGCCGTGTAATCGCGTCCCCTCTTTTGCGTATTCGTCCCGCTCCAGCACGAGCGGCGACTTGACCGCTTGCAATGACAAGGCGCATTTTTCCCATACCATCCACGCGGACGGCGAGACAATAAGTGTGCCGGTTCCTTTACTTTTTAGCTCTACGGCTTTTACTGTTTTTTTCATCGTGTGATTCTCCTGTATTTATATATTTTTGGTTGTTTTTTGCGTTGTAAACCAGCAGGGCGTCTTTTGAGAGCCGGCCGGCGGCGGCCAGGCGGCGCAGAGACCTGTCTACGTAATCGGTGCGGGTCGGCGGAATACAGTTTTCGGCGATTTCCCGCAACGATGGATAATAACCGAACTTTGTCTTTAATTCTTCAAGCCTTTTTTCGATATACGTATCGAATACCAACACTTGCCCTTTTCCCATTTTAAATCTCATAAACAACACCTTCCTTTTTACCGAAAAAGCGTAAATTTTCTTTTCGGCAATTCATATCATTTTCATCTTTGTGAATAATAAAAGCGTTTTGCCACGACATTTTTTCTATTTTAAGAATAAATTGATCAAGGCGGAGCCGACGCGTCCGATTCATTCCCAGATGTTTCTGCGCCACTATTATCAATGCGGTTGACGGTTTTGCGCGCTTTACGCTCCATGTATACTCTTTTACGCGCGGCCAGTCTTCATCATCGATAAAAACCGTTTTTGCGCCGTATTTTTTCGACGCTACCACAAAAACCATTTTTCATTCCTCTGGTTATTCTTTAAACCGAAACCACAATTTTTGTCAAGCGGTTTTAGTAAAATTAGAAAAAAAATACAAAATAAGAAATACGAAAGCGTCCGCCAGGCGTCCGGGCACCGTTTTCATACGCCTGAAACTGCTGTTTTTTAATGATTTTTCAGGATATAAAAAATTTTTCCCACGACGACAAAAATTCTAAAAACCAGAAAAAACAAGGATTTCGGACGTGTCAAAACGGTGCCCGGACGCCTCTCATACAGCCTCACGCGTGTGTAAGTCCTGAATATATCAGGACTTACGATTTTTACAAACGTCCGTCCGTCCTCTCTTCTTTTTTCTTATTCTTCTGAGAGAAATAAAATATTACACCACGTGATGAAAATGTGGGATTCTTCTACCCCTTTATAGAGGTGATGTTCCGGGGGGACGGATGATTAAAACTGAACAAAAACGCAAAAGCGTTCACCCGTATTTTGACCCGGAAAAACGACATAAAAAATCCTTGACTAATTGTACACACTATGCTCTAAAAGACGACATGGAGACGATACAACTATCTTTATCGGTCATGGCGCACCCGTCACGGGAGCGCCATTTTGATTTTTTGGCGGAAAAATTACAATTTCCGGTTTCCCGGTTCTGTATCGATCAGCAGAATAATCTACTTGAAAACGCAAAGCGCTCCTGGCGGGCGCACGACCCGAACTGTGATTTTCACGTCGTTGTCCAGGACGACGCCGTACCGGTTGATAATTTCCGCGAGCGCGCGGCGGCGTTTATCACCGATCAGGAAGAGCGGCGCATAAAAGCGGGACGGCCGCCCCAGGGGTATAATTTTTTTCTTAAACAAGATCAAAAACTTACCCCGCTTTGGCCTAAAGACGGGGCATATACGGATAATGTAACCAGGGCGGGTATTGCAATTTGTCTACCCGTGGCCCACATAAAACCGATGCTCGTTGAATTTGACCGCCAGCGCTCCCGCCACGACGATGACCGTATATCGGAGTATTGCAAACGAAACGGCATTAAAATTCTTTTTCCCGTTCCCTCGCTCGTCAATCACCGTATCGATCAACCGAGTTTAGCCAATAATCCGGTCGGATTTGAAGCGTGGAAAATGGACGGGTGCGAACCGGTGACAATACCGAAAATCATTCATCAGTTGTGGGTGGGGCCGCACCCCCGGCCGACGGTATGGATGGACACATGGAAGGAAAAACACCCCGGCTGGGAGTATCGACTATGGGATAATGACGCGGTATTCGGGCGTCAGTGGGTCAATCAGAAATGGGTTGACTATTTCCGCGCCCGGCAAATGTGGCCGGGAGTATCGGACGTTTGCACGTATGAGATATTGCACGAGTACGGCGGGTTTATGCCGGGGGCCGACGCGGTGTGCGTAAATGCAATTGATGAATTGTATTACAACGATTATGACGCGTACAGCGTGTGGGAAAATGAGAAAATCAGGCCGGGCCTTATATCGCCGTTACACGCGAGCGTTAAGGGCGGCGTGTTTGCCCGTGAGCTTATTGACGGGTTGACGGGCCGCACGCCGAATAACGTACCGTGGAAAACGGTCGGTAACGCGTATATGGGGGAAATGTTTAAAAAGACAAAAGCGAAAGTGAAAATTTTTCCCTCGCACTATTTTATCCCCGAACATTTTTTAGGGGAAAAATACGAGGGGACAGACAAAATATACGTCCGCCAAATGTGGGGATCGACCACGCGCTGTTATACGGCCGGTATGGAAGGCCGGGAGCGGGAGGGCAAAACGATGATTGAGACATTAAACGCGATTTTGGCCGGGACGAAAGGAAAAAAATTTATTATGCTGGGCGACGGGCAGATCGACTATATTTTAAAAAACCTCGCGTCCGTGCTGGATCTCTCCGGCGATGTGGTGGAACTCGGTTGCAACGTTGGTGTAACGTCAAGTTATATTAAGTGCTTTCTTACCGGGATAAAATCGGACAAGGAATTACACGTTTATGACTCTTTCGAGGGTCTGCCCCCGAAAACAGCGGAGGACGGTGCGACGCCGTGCGATAAAGGTTCATCCGCCGTGACCGAGGACGCGTTCAAAAAGACGTTTAAAGACGCGGGGGTAGAATTGCCGGTTATCAATAAAGGATTTTTCGGCGATCTGCCCGATGACAAATACCCCGACAAAATCTGTTTTGCGTTTTTCGACGGGGATTTTTACGGGTCAATCATGGACAGCTTTAAAAAGGTTTATGACAAGATGGTGCCGGGTGGGATTATTTTAATCCACGACTATGAGTATGCGCCGTTCCCCGGCGTGAAAAAAGCGTGTGACGATTTTCTTAGCGGCAAACCGGAAGTGATTGTTAAAAACATTTTTGGAATTGGTAAGGTGGTGAAACAATAGTGGGCGGGCCGGGTCGAAAAGAAAACCTAAAGCCAAAAACCTCGGCGAAAGCACGGGGCAGGCTGGGTGGTATTAAGTCGGGTAAAGCGAAGCGTATAAAAAAATTGATGTCCGAGATTTACGCGGACATTCTTGCCGACCAGTCAGGAATAAAAAGGGGGCAGGGGATTCCGAAAGTTGTCGAAGAAATTTTAAACGGCACCGACCCGAAAACCACGTCCGCCCGCGTCGCCTTAATGCGCGAGCTTCGCGAAGGGACCGAGGGCAGTAAAATAAAAACCGAAACGGTGCTGACAATAAATACTGACGACGATAAAGTACAACAGGTATTAAAAGAATTTGGGATCACTAAGCCAGAATCAAAAGATTGACCATGTTGCGTTGCTCCGCGCGTGGTTGGACGCGCCGCATAAGCTCGGCCGCATTCTCGGCTATGACAAATTGTCGCCGCTGCATGGTGAATGGATAAAGCTATTTTTGCGATACGCAAAATTTGGCGTACTCCAGGCGCACCGGGGCAGCTATAAAACGACGTGCGGTATCGTCGCTATGACGCTTCTTTTCCTCTGCAATCCTGAAATGCGCCTTTTAATTGTTAGAAAAAATTCCTCCCTTGCAAGCGATATATTAAAAACAATTCAAAAGCATTTTGAAACGAATGATGTCTTGCGGCTCTATTTGTTTTCGCGCTGGAATATTGTCGACGCTAAAACCGGCGTATGGTCAAGCGAGCGGACGACGTTCGCATTTAAAAAAACGGTGACGCCCGAACCGTCAATCATGGCGGCGGGTGTGGGTGCCTCTATCGTAGGCGCACACTTTGACTATATATGGTCAGATGACATTGTTACCATAGAAGACCGCTACAGTCCGGCGGCGCGGGAATGGGCGAAAGCGTATTTCAGAGAATTAAATAACCTGATTGACCCGCTCGGTCAGACGCGCCTGTCCGGTACGCCCTGGCATGAAGAGGACGTATTTTCCACCATAGAGGAAACTTATTTTGAGGGGCGGCGCTTTCCGGTCGGGACGGTGCCGATGCCTGCGGACGAGCTCGCGGAGATTATGGCGCGGAAAGACCGACTGCCGTATGCGGAATGGTGCTGTAACTATGAGTTGCGGCACGTTCAGGATAACGACACGATCGGCGCGTTTAAGACGGCGGACGTTTGGGATTGCCAGTATTGCGTAGCGTTTATCGACCCGTCATTTAGCGATAAGACAGATACCGACGCGACGACTGCCGCCGTGGTGGGCGTGAACAAGCGGGGCATGTTATTATTTACGGGTATAAAACTGCCGAAGTCAATAGCGGATATTCCAACGCGCCGGGCGATCTTAGATTTTTTCGCGCGCTTTACGCCGATCGAGGCGACTATCGAATCACAGATTGCGGACTCTTCCATATTTTTTATTAACGCGTTTCGGGAATTGGAGGGGCCGTACCCTATTAAGAATTTGTGGTTATACCAGCGGGCGGACCGGAATAAACACGAACGGATTGCGGCGACGGTTATTGCAAATAAACCGGAACTGTATATTCTGGATGGAACGCAGCAGGAATTTTCTCTTGGTGTGTCCAGGTATTACAAGGGCGCACCGCATGACGACTGCCCGGACGTTTTAGCGGGCGCGATAAACAGGTTGGCAACGTCGCCGATTGTTGCGGAATATGCGGCGGCGATTAAAGTGTTAAAGAGGTGATAGTATGAAATACTACGAGTCGATAACAATTGCTTTTTTAATCGTTTTTTTAGTTTTCGCCTCGGTCGCCGTTGAAAGGCTGACACAGATAAAAACAGACGCCCGTTTGACGCGTGAGGCTATGCAGCAGCTACGGGATGACGCTAAAACTTATAATGAGTGGGTCCAGCGAGTTACCGCACCGGCGGCTGTATGCAAGTAAAATTCGGCGCGCTTCCCGGCGTTTATAAGACGGGCGAGAAATTCAGCGACATACTCGCCTATAACCATTTTGGTACGGAAACGATCCCGCCGCGCCCGGTCTTGCGTATCGCCGCTGAAAATATTTTGTCATCACCCGCAATGAAAAAACACATACAAGCGTATTTTAAAAACGTGATGGAATACGCAAAGCGCGGGCGGGTGCAAGACGCGAAAGACATTGAAACTAAAATGCTAACCGCGCTCGGTCAACAGGTGGCGGCGGAAGCGAAGCGGATTATTGAACGGAATAGCGGAGAATTGCAGCATAATGCGCCGGGCACGGTCGCTAAAAAAGGTTTTGACAAGCCGCTATTTGAAAGCGGGGAACTGATGAAGAAATTATCCTACGAGGTAACAGAATGATAAAACAACAACGACCGGCGCGTTACTCGCGACCGATTGAAGAACTTGCCGTAATGACAAGCGCACTTGAAAAACTGAGCCTGCTCCCGCGCGATGAGGTTTTACTCAATACGCAAATGGTGACGGAAATAAAAAACACTCTGTCCGCGTCGAACATAGACGCGCTCATTACCAGTATTGTAAACGAATATAACGACGCGCGGAATGTGCGGAATATTCCGGCGGCGAGCGAAAACGCTTTACTCTACGCATACGCACAGCGTGAGCATAAGCGTATACAGGGCGCGACGGGGAAAGAGTACGTTACGGAAATTGTAAACGCTGCCCATTTTCCTGAATTGCAAAAACTTGAAGCGTTGCCAAAAAAAGCGTCACGCCGGACGGAAGAAGCGTTTTCGTCGGTGTTCAATTCCATTTATTCAAACGGCGCAGTCAAGATCAACACGCCGTCCGACCCGTCGATACTGATGTCCTACATTGACTATTCGCCGTACCGGGTGAACTATACCGAATACCTGTCAGTGCCGACGCTTTCTGAAATGGTTGATCGTCCGATCGCTATGGCGCTGAAAAATCCTTTTGAGGTAAAAACTAAAAACGAAAAATTCAAAGCGGTGCTGGAAGCGAGATTTAAAAATGTGAAATTGCAAGCGGTCTTAAAGGATATGTTGTTTAACAGCACGTTGTCTCCGCGTGGATCTTTGCTCGTTCCGATCAAGCGTGGGAACAGCGTAACGTTTAATGTGTTTAACGACACGCAATTTGCCTACGGCATGGGCGCAAGTTACGGCAGTCTTACCGCGCCGTACAATCAAACGCGCGTGGGCGACCTGTACTGTTTCGGCGCAAAATTAAAGCACGGCGTCAGTGCGTTTTTTCTCTGCCCCGGCTTTGAGCCGCTTTTCGGCGTCGGTCTTAACCGTGTGCCGCAGCTCCGAGCGGCGGCGGAAGCGTGGAACTTGTATGTTCATATTCTAAAAATTTTGCTCGTGCGCGCCCAGGTCGTTATTGAGAAAATGGAAGGTGACGTACAGACAGACACGATGCTTTCGGCGATGCGGGCGCAGCTCCAGCGGCTTTCTGAATCGATGGGCGTTTCGACGCCGATTGCACAGGCCCGCGGGACGCAGATGGAGATTTTGAATAATAACATCAGCGAAGGGACGGGAAACATCGCCGGGGTGTTCCGTGACTACGTGGCGTCCGTTACTGGTCTGTCCCCTGAGTACTTTTTTGGCGGCGGGAATACGAACTATAGCCAGGCCGCCTTTCAGATCGCGGCGACGAACGAACACGTCCGTAGCCGTTTTCAAATTGGTATGATCGAACCAATGGCCCGCTTTGTTGTGAATACGTTTATACGAAATGACGCGGAAGTTATGGCGTGTGGCGTGAAGGAAGACGATTTTGACATTGAATTTGAAAGTATCTATGATGAGACAGACCAGGAACGCGAAGACTTGCAAGCGAAGCGAACGGAAACGCTTATCCGTCAACGGGAATACCCGGAACTCGAAAGCGCGTTCAAGCAGTTGAAACTATTGGATGAAGACATTACGTTTGCCGGGATGGCAGAGTCTACGCCGGGCGACAATGACGACGCGATCGGTGACGACGGGGCCGAACGAACGAAACTCATTAAACCGTTAGCATAAAGGGGGGAATGTAATGAACGATGAAATTTTGAAAATGGAAATTAAGAACGCGGCGCGGGCGGCGGTTAAAAATGCCGCGCGCGTTATTGCGCGTCACAATAATTGGGTATCTGGAGCAACTATTACAGAAAGTATTATTGATGACTATAATAGCGGCATACGGCGGTTCACCGCGACCATAAAAGGATGGCGTAACTTTTTAATTTACGAAGGACAAACAAGCGATGACGTGGGTAAGAGAATTCAGGCGAAAGTCAGAGAAATACGAGATAGGATAGACGCAGGAGACGAAAAAGTTTTTAACGAAGATACAAGAATAAGATGATCGACATTTTTGAAAAATTCGCCCCACGTTGGCGGCGAGCAATCAGGGACTACGCCCGCGCCGTGTGGAATGATGAAGACGATGACGACGCGCGGGCGGCGTTCGATTCACGCGCGCGCATGTTTTCTAAGCGTTACCGACACGCCCTGGAAGCGCACTATGCGGCAAAGGGCATGCGCGTCTATCGGGGAACGCTCGATGGCAAGGTGAAAGAGTGGTTGACCGTTCAATATGCGCTACGCGATACGATGAAAGAAACGGTCAAGGACCGGCAAAACGAAATCGTACAGAAAGAAATTGCCCGGCTTCAAAAAGATAAATCCTACACAGCCCAGGAAGCATTGAATAAAATTTACGAAGCGCGGGAAGGGGAAAACGTCTATAAGGTTTTTTCGTTCGGCGAACACTACAAGGATCGGGCGGAGCAGATCGGCGACGACAATGCCTACGCGCTCGGTACGGGCCTGAACGAAGGTATAATAAAAGAATTTTCAGATCGGTATATCTGGGCCACGCAGCGGGACAAGCGCGTCCGAAAGACACACCGCAAATTGCAAGGGAAATGTTTTCTTTTTGACGATCCCCCGACTGAGATTTTAAAAAGCGGTAAAACGCATACCGGCAATCCGGGGACGGCGTGGGGGTGTCGGTGTTGGGCGGAGATACCGATAAAACCAGTTAAGCCGTTACGACACTATGAGGTGAAAGAGTGAAAACTTTTACGCCGGTTGGAAGGATAACACAGGAAGAAGAAACGGTCGGTCAAAAATTGGAGCGGCTCGCGCGGGCGTCTTTACCCAGGTATGTCGCCGTAGAAGACAAAGAGGCGCGACGGCGGCGCTGTGCGTGTGGGGCAGATTTACACGCGGCCCCGAAAATCCGTCAGGGACAGCCGGTCTGTGACGACTGTGCTGATGTGATACCGCGCTTGCCTGCCGGAAGGCGGCCGTCTGGTATGTGTTTTGAGTGTCACGCCATTTTTCCGTATGTAAAACTGAAAATGAAAAATCGAAATTTATATTGTAAAAAATGCTTAAAAATAAAATTTCAGATTGACTTTTAACAGGGAGTGTGCTCTATGATGGACGTGATTACTAAACTACTAAAATATTTCAAATCCCCCGTCCGGGCCTTCAATGATGCGGGAGAGCGTATCGAGTCGATGCGCTTTTCCGTGCCCGCCCTGCGCGTCGGCGTTCTCGAATACGGCGCGGGACAACTGCAAACCGGCAACGCCGCGCTGGAAGGTAAAGCTGTCCGGCTTTACTACCCACCGGAAGCCGTGAGCGATGAAAAATTTTTGAAATCTTTAGAGACCGCTCCCGTCGTTGTCGGCGGGCATGATTCAACTACGAACGAGCAAAACAAAAAAATCGACGGCTGGGCGCACAACGTCTTTTTCGACGCGGCGGCAAAAGCGGCCATGATTGCCGGAGTCGTCAAGGGCGCAAAAGAGGTTGCTTACGTAAAAGGCAATCTGGGTTCGTCCGGGTTCGGCGCGTCGGCGTTCGTCGACATTTATAATTTGCGCGTGGAAAACGGTGTGACGCCGGACGGTCAGGCATACGACGCCGTGGCCGGGGAACTCCGCGCTACACACGTCGCGCTCGCGCCGCACGTCCGCGATCCTGAAAATAAAATCCGGGTGACGAACGCAGTGTGTATCAATACTGATGGCGTGGTGGAAGTAGAAAATGCGGAAGCGCTGGACAAGAACGGTAAACCGTTAAAAGTCGGCGATGTGGTGCAACACGACCGATTCGGAAAAGGAAAAGTTACGTCTGTTGACACAAAGACGTATTCTGTTCCGCATGTTTCTATTATGTGTGAAGATGGAAAATTTAAAGGCGAGAAAATTTACAGGCTCGCCGCTGAATTTGTAAAAAACTCGCGCGGCGAGATATTAAATATTAAGGAGTACAGCATGGACCCTAAAGAATTGGCCGCGCTTGTAAAGAACGCGGTTGACGAGGCCATAGCGGAAAAAAATTCGGACGATCGAATGGGCGCTATGGAAGAAACGCTAAAGGCGCACGGCGACGCGTTGAATGAGATCAACGAAAAGCTCACGCCGAAAGCGGAAGGAGAAAACGGCGAGGCTTTCGAGGGAAAGGAAACCGCTGAGGAAGAAAAAAAGGAAGCGGCAACGCTCGAAAACGCTAAACCGTCGCAGGAAATGGTCAAGGCGTTTTCAACGGCGCTCAATGTGGATTTCGGCGCAAAAACGCCGTCGTTCGCCACGCTCGCGGCCCTGGCCGGTATCAGCGAGTCGGACCCGGCGCTTCGGATTGCCGCGGTAAACGCGAAGTTTGCCGAACTGCTTCAAAACGCGCCGAAAGAAAAAGAAGCTGCCGTACAAAATGCGGCCGGGGAGGTGTTCTAATGCCCGGAGTAAGATTAGGAATAGGGGAAACCAATCCCAAACGCGGCGCAGTCCAGTGGGATGCCCGCAGAATTGACGGCGTGGAGTTTGTTATTCCCGCCGCCGCGAGCATTACCGCCGCGCCGATCGGAAGCGTGGTAACGCTCCAGGAAAACAGCGCCGGTAAACAAATCATCGTTCTCGGCGCGGCTGCTTATGAAGGCCCAGGATCGGACGAATTCGCAATCGTCGCAATCGGCTTTCTTGAAGCCGCAACCCAGGCGGACGCCGCAATCAATCAGACCGTGGGCGAATACGCCGACGGGGATTATGTCGCCATGATCAGCGACCTTGACGCCGTGGCAATGGTCCCCGCCGACGCGGCGGCTCCCGTTGCGGGCGGTACTGCTTACGTCACTGCCGATGGAGAGCTGTCAAGCAGCAACGTTGACGCGGTGGCGTTCCCCGGCACCGTCTGGTACGGCACGCCCGGCGTACAAAACACGGGTCAGCTTAAAACCGGGTACATTTTCGCGCGGCTCGCGTCTGTTAAGGTAGGGTAACAACCATGATAAAAGGTAAAAAAATTACTTCCGCCCAGGTGGCGGAACAGCAGTTTCAAAACTGGTACGCGGTCCGTAACGCATACGCCGACGCTCACCGGAAAGACGGTTGCGTTGCAATAAATGAAATAGCGGCGCGGGGCGAATATAAGGCCCTTACCGAGCGACTTCTTGCCGTGGCGAACAGCCAGCACAAGGAACACGGCGCGGCGATTTCCGATTTGCGTAAACGTTTTGACGGCGCAAGTATCGACCACGTTGTCGATATGGCGCACGGTCTGCGCTCGAAGCTGAACGGTATCGCACAAAACGCGATGAAAGCCGGGATGAGTGTTGAGAACGCACAAGCCACCGCGATGAACGCATATTTCGGTAATCCCGGATACGACCAGTTTGCCGGTTTAAACCAGCTCGCCGAACAGCTCTATGAGCAGTTGACTTTCGCCGAATCCTTCATTGCGGAAGGTGACGCCGTTCAACTGTCCCCGGAGCTTGCAGCGAGTGCGGGCGCGATCAGCCGTTTTCGTATTCCTCGTGTAGAGGCGTCGGGAGCTGCTAAACAGCGGCTTGGCGATCTGAACCCGTACGGCGACGATCGGACCTATGCCAATAACATGGCGCAGATTTCTCTGTTCAACGAGTTTAAGGACGCTCACACCGAGGCCCAGGGCTTCATCATCGAAAACGACCAGGAAGCGGCCCTCTTGGGTTACGCTCGCTCGATCGCCCCGGCGCTCGCGGGCTTTATTTTGCAGACTCAGCTTTTCGCCACAATCGAACAACAAGTCATGCAGGCAGTCGAACGAATCATCGTTGATGGTTGGGGCGCGGCGGCGTTTGACGGCGAGTCCGGCCAGTATGGACTTCTGTCAAGCGGTATTGCGCTTTCCCTCGCGTCGGCCGGGGCAGCTTCCCCGCTGCTTGCGACCGCTGCGGACTGGGCGGCGAATCCGACGACCCTGATCCAAAAGATCGCCAATTTCAACTACAAGCCGGTGGACCGCACGGCCCCGTTGCCGTCGAACGCTGACCCGATGAACGTCTATAAAGACGTGGTTCGTCTTTTAAACCTTGTCGCATTGACGAACGTTAAGACCTCGGGAAAAGTGGTCCTGTACATGCCGACTTCGATTTACTCGATCATGGTACAGTACCTTTCAACCGGCACTTTCAACCGGACGCTCGGCGAAGCGTTGAAGCTCGCCGTGGGCGGTACGATTGAAAGTATCGAAGTGAAAACGTCGGGACTCCTGAACGCCCGAACCAATTCGCTCGGCTCCGCACAGTACAACAGCGTAATTGCCGTTGTCCACGGTGCTCCAACCGGACGGAAAGGGATACTGCTGCCGATGGCAACCGCAACGCCCAGGATCACTACGGGCGTGGTAAGCGAGCAGCGCAGCAGCTTTGCGGCTCAGCTCACTTTCGGCGGCCCGATGGTTATTCAGCGCGGTCAGGTGTTTATCCTTGACTTTTCGGTACAAGCATAATCGCATGATTTACACAGATGAACAGTTTTCAGCGGAACTCACGACACGGCTGGACAATCCGGCCGTGTCGGCCGCTGAAATTTTAACTTACTTAGAGATGGCGAAGCGCGACGTTGATTCTGGTCTGTACGGGGACAACGCCTACAATTCCCAGGTACTTGATACGGCTTGCCATTTACTTTCGCTTGATAATAAATTCCCGGAAATTTCGTCGATCAGTCAAAACGGTACATCAACGAACTTTGCGGGAAACGATTCGGAGCGATGGCGACGGAGAATTACGGAACGTCGCCAAGCGATTCTCATAGGACTTGAATTATGACGCTTCGCGGACTTGCAAGCATGGCGGCGCGGAGATACGCGGACACGACGTGTGACGTGATATATAACACTCTCACGCCGGAAGACGACGGTTCGTCCTCTGTTACAACGGTGACACTAACGCTCAAAGCGTCCATAAAGCCGCTGCAACCCGTGGACATAAAGCGCCTGCGGGAAGGTGGTATCGAAGTACAAGAAGGCGTTTCAATTCTTATATCTGAGGCGCTGGAAGAGCGGCCCGAACAGATCGAAGCGGACGGGAAAAAATGGCGCGTTTTGTCGTGGTCCTTTATTCCGGCGTATGAAAACGAGTCAGGGAACCCGATCGGCACGGTTGTTGCGGCGTGCGATGAAATACGAGTCAACCCAGCGGCGACCGAATGACGATCATTGAAAAATATTACGCGATGAATAAGGCGCTAAACCAGGCGCTCGCGGCAGGCGGCTCCGGCGTGTCCCCCGCGCGGGTGTATAAATACGGCGCGGTGCCGAAAGGCGCGACGTATCCGTACTTTCAATCGACGTACCGGGTAACGCGGCGTCAGCCATACGCCTCATCTGTGTCCGGCGTATTGACCGATTTTGAATACATGCTTAATTTTTTCACCGCCGCGCCGAATGATGAAGCGAACGACGCGAAACTATTTGAACCGTATGAAATTGCGCGCGAGCTTATAACGTCGCCGGAAAGTTTTATCTGGGACGGTATCGCGACCGTTCTTTCGCATGATGAAACGCCGGAATTTAATTTTAAGGGCGGTTTGGAAGTTTTAATGCGCGGGCTTGTTTTTGCCTGTCAGACGGTAACGACATTTGTTTCGGATATTCACGGCGGCGAAGAAATAACGGTTGACGAAGTCGTCGACACTATAAGAAATTCTTTACACGAGGACGTTTAAATGAGTAATATCGAAACTGAAATCATGATTAAAAAGCTCGCGCGGGAAATGGTACGCGCGCTGAACAGCGGATCGTATGAACTGGTTTCACTGGGTGGGGGAATGTACCGCGTACAAACGCCTTCCGGCGACTTAGTAAAAGATCGGTACGGCAAGCCCTTGAAGGTGTCGAAAGAAAATAACGGATATGCATTCCGGGACGGGGAAACTTTATACACGAACCGGACTAAGGCAGAGGTTTTGAAATATGCGGCTGGAATTTAATAAGCAATAAAAGCGAGGTAAATAAAAATGTCAAATGCAAAATTTATCACCATAGCAAGCAGCGTAACGACGGGCCTACTCTCCGGCCTGCCGCGCCGGATCGTATTTGCCACGCGGGAAACGATAACTGGCTATGCCGCAAACGCTTTAACCGGCCTTATCGCGGTCACCGCCGATATGGTTGACGCTTTTATCGCAGCAAACCCGACGGCGCTCGCCACAGCGCAAATGCTCGCTACCGTTTTCGGCGGTTTGATCGTGCCGGATATGGTCTACATTCTCCCGACCGGCGGCGGCGTGCTTACCAACGCAATGCTCAATAAGGCAAACTACTATCCGCGCAACTGGTCGATTCTGAATGTCGGATCGCAGACAAACGGTCTGGACGATGAGGCGACATACCTGGCGGATTGTAAGGTTGCCTCTCTATGGTGTACCGATTCGACTGAAAAGATTTTTATTATGTCCTTTTCGATGGCGGATGAGGGGACGCTCCCAGATGAATTACTCATTGCGGGCGGGTCGGGCGACCCCGGCGCCCTGATGACACAAAATCGGACGATGACGCTTGTTACGAACGCTAACACGGAAGTAGATACCGGGGTGTATGTATACCATAACCCGCTGCTCGCCGCCGTCGTTCACGCGCTCTACGGCGGGAGTATTGCCCGGTCCATCGGCTCACTGTCCGATGCGCACGACTTCACCGGCGTCGATCCCGATACCTACAGCGCGGCAACGCGGGCGTATATCGCGCTCAATTCGTTGGCGCAGTACAACGGTGCAAAAGACCAGGGCGATGCGGCCTTTGTTTACGACACGTTTTTGAACGATGACGTGAATCCGCCCGCGTCGCTCCAAATCGAAACGCAAATTGCCATTGACTATATCAATGACTATTGCGTTATAGCGCCGCGTAACGCACTGATTGCGGCGGGTCGGACCGGCGTACCGGGCGACTATACCGGCGTCATGGAAGTGGCCGCCCTCACTCGTGCCGCGCTCGAAACGCTCTGGAAAGCCGGGGCGATTCTGTCTAATGAAGACGGAACGCCCGCGTTCACGCTTATTACAAAGTCAGCGGCGCAAATCGCGGCGCTCGATCCGGCGTGGCAGTCAAAGGGAATCATTCCAGTTGGCGCTATCGTAGCGACGATAAAACCGTACGGGGCGATTCATTACTACACCATTACTTTCAATTTCAACTAAGGAGCGTTTGACCGATGAAATCAATTTACATAATTTTAATGATGGCCGTTTCATTTTTCCGCGAGTTGTTTTGCCTTCCAGCCGCGCGGGCGGCGAACGCAACACAGGAATCACTGACCGTCATTATCGGGCGGTGCGTGGCTACGTTCACCGCGAAACTGTCCGGCCAGTCTCTTTCGTTCGGCGGTGACACGTTTTACAATGAGGAAGACTTACTCGGCGACATAACGCTTGACACTGAACGTGGTAAGCGACACATGGCCGCCGACGGTTCGCGGGGCGTTCTCATTTTATCCATTCCCCGCGCCGGCACTCGTGAGGTGAAATTCCTGCTCGGCGATAACCTCGATCTGTTAAAACACTGGGGCCAGGCAAAAATCCAAACCCTGTTTGACTTCGATTTTTATTATGCGTATAACACGCAGTCGAACGAGGGCGCGCGCATTCACCGGCATAAGAACTGCTATTTTACAAAAATGCCCCTGCCGGGCGTCGGGCGTGATCGGGGCTATGTGACGGCGGAAATTTCGTTTGAGGACGTGGCGGAAATCGATCCGCTTACCGATAAAGAGGTTTAAATCATGGTTCCCGAACTGCCGAAAATCACACAGGCGCGATTGCAGGTTATTAACTCCGATAGTAAAGTCATCGGAGACGGTACCACCGATGACCCGACCGAGGAAGAAAAGGCCTGGATCGATCTCATTGCTTCCACCGCGCCGGAGCTTGACGTAAAGAAAAAGCGCGTTTCAACGTGTGCCATTGCGGACGTGGTGGAATACGACACGAACGCGATTAAAATTCGCTATGACGGTGTTATCTACACTATCAAAAAGCCATCAAATAGTTTACAAATTGCAAGGGCGCGCGAGCGGTCCGCCATGGCGGCGTTTGAAACGCTTGCGGCACAGTTTTGCGTTTTGGTTGGCGGCGCACCGTGTAAAGCCGATCTGTCCAATTTGCCAGTTGAAGCGATAATCTTACTGTCAAACGTGGCGGACAGATTTTTTTTTACGCCGTATCTTTAATTGATTTTGACTTACTGATTGTTTCACACGTTTTGTCATACACTGAGGCCGGGTGTATTGATTATGAAGACGCAGAAAGACTGCAAAACGCTTTTTTAAGGATGGGCGGGTATGCCGCAACTTGATAACTATCTTGTATCGCTCGGTATGAAAGGACAAAATGTTGTCCTTTCAACAATGGACAAGATACGTAAAAAAGGCGGGGATTTATCCAAAAAAAAGACGACCGTAGAACTATCCGCAAAAACTGCGCCCGGCGGAAAACCCACACCTGGCGGAAAACCCACACCTGGCGGAAAACCCACACCTGGCGGAAAACCCACACCTGGCGGAAAACCCACACCTGGCGAAAAACCCAAGCCCGGCGGAGAACCCGCACCGGATGATGGCGCAAAGAAATTTACCAATTCAGTTAAAAAATTTGGCCAGCATACAGATAGATTTGCAAATGCTGCGTCGTCTTTGAGTCCATCCACTCTCATCCAGGCGATTGCGTCCACGTTGCCATATCTCGGCGCGGCGGCGGCGGCGGCGGGTGGGGCGTTGGAGTCGGCTAAATCATCCACCGCCGGGGCGTACGAACTTTCCAAACGAAATTCCGCCGTCGCGCACTACGGCGGGAATTTGATTGGTGGCCGGTCGTCATTGGGGCGGGGGTTTTTATCGAATAGCGAACACGCCTTTTTCGTGTCCGCCGTTTCCAGCTCTATGGGTAAAATTGACAAATCGCTCGCAGACGCTCTTAATAAATTGGTTAATGAAAAAGACACGCGGGCGCTTGCCCGCGCGGCTGCGGGCGATTGGGAGTCAACCGGCACTGATAAGGGGTGGATGGCGTCGCAAATTATGAGTGGGACGGAAGGTCTTCCGCCGTCCATCCGACAGAAATTGTCGGCGGCAATGCTCAAAAATTTCGGTGGCGAAATACAAAACGCAACGCCGGAACAAAAAACACGACAGGAGCGGGCAGCATATTATGAAAATGCCCAGGAAACGCAGACAACGCGGCTTGCTGACACGGCGGCGTCGGCGCAATTCGAGAACGCGGCGGGTAAAATGGTTAATAGTATGATGGCGCTGAATGACGCATTGAATGATATGCAAAACGCAATGGTTAAAAGCGCGGGTAAAATGGTCACAGCTATATCATTCATAACGGACGCCGTGTCGAGCTCCAAAAATAACCAAAAAGGCCGGACGTTGCAACGGGCCGTAGAGATATTTAAATAATGGCATTTTCATTTAACACACTTAATATTCCGGGAATGATAAGCGGCGCGATAACGTCGTTTGCACAGTCCGCAATCATTATCGGCCTTCCGACCGCCGACGCACCGGTCCCCATATTCTGTCTGTGTGAAATCCCAAACGAACGCGCCCACGCTTCTGTTAGACTGCCAGGAAATTTGACCCAGGCCGGAGAATTTAAAGCGCGGTCAGTGATAGAGGCGTCAACAATAGAGCTTGACATCGTACTGTCTGATATTCCCATGACGCGCGATATGACTATATTCCGAATGATACAAACGACGCTTAATGCCGTCGCGCTTGTCTCTAATTCCCTCGCGTCGTTCGGCGCAGTCCTGCCGAACCTCGCCGGGCTGTCCGTCGGGTATGTCGCGTCTTGTATATCGATATTGAACCAAATAAAAAATTTTATGAAACCGGTTATGATACTCGGTTCATATATTCCGTTAGGCGTATTGCAACAAACGACGCCGTATCTGTCGAGCGCGTGGTACATAGAAGAAATTAGCCCGCCGCATGAGGCGGGACAGGCAGGCGTCGCCATGACGATTCGACTGCGCGAACAGTTTACCAAACGCGACACATCATCGGCGCTCGGCGCAGTGTCCGCCGTGGCGTCAGAGGTCGCGGCCCCAAATGGCGGCGTAATGATCGGGGGAATGTTTTGAGTTATTTTAAAGACATCACGCAGGTAGAGGTGACGACGCTGTTTCAATTTCAACTGCCTGCCGTCGGCGTACAAAACGCCGTACTGTGCAAAGGCGGCGAAACGGCCGTATGGGAATACGTTCGCACGGACGATGACGGTAACCACCTTATTAAAATATATGACGCGACGACCGGAATGCCTGTTTACAAAGCGACCGTTTACGCGATGCCGGGGCGCGACGTGTTTTGTGGACTGTTTTCGACGGGTGCGATTCCGTCGGGAGATATTTTAAATACCGATACGGTGTATTACAGGATTGATTACGTATGATAATATTTTATCCATCATCCGGGGTGTGTACGCCGATTATTATAGCCGATATGACGGATACGTCCGATCAGTGGAGCACCATACGGTTAAACATTCTTGCGCCCCTTTATAAACCCGAAAATGTGACGGCGACGAAGCCGCCCAAAGTGTATTCTTGTAAATATAATTATAGTGTTCAACATAACGGCGTTCCGCTCGGCGCGGCGCTCAAAATGTCACTCGCGGCAGCTATTTCGTCACCGCCGTCAGAACTAATCTCGCGCGTGTCGGTCGATTATGTCTCATCCGCCGGATCGATAAGTCAAATGTCCAACGCGCTCGCCAAATTTGCAAATCCGCAGGTAAAAGTAATGACGGCCGTGGTTGTCGAGCGTGTTTCGGCGACGGCTGAGATAAGCCGGTCATTCGTCGCGTATTCCGTCGTTTTGCAACCGGATGAATACGGTACGAACGCCACGCTATATATTAGAGGAGCGTCATTTAACGATACGCTTATAAAATCAGAACTCGGTTTTCAACTGGATATTACCACGCCGCTTAATACGCAACTTTCAGAACTCGGTGGAAAAATTGGATATTCCTGTTCATTCGATTCCGGCGTCGCGTCGAGTGTACCAGTGAGCGGGCGGCTGTTTCAACCAACAACGCTTGCAAAAATTCTCGATGAAATATGTCTACAAAATAAAATCATACCGGATATAGACGATAAACAAAAGACGATTCGTTTTCACTCTGCGAATACGAAACCGACGGCGGCCGCCGTCGCGTTAAATTCTTTTTCGTTTCTCGGCTACGGAAAATCGGCACTTATGTGGGGCGTTGGCGTTGAAAACTATGCCAATGTAAAATTTAAAACGCCGATTTTCGACGCGAAACTTTTTGACAGTATCACTATTTATAATGATAGCCAGTCGGCGCTTTTCGAGGGGTTTACGCAATCAAGCCTGAAAATCGGCGCACTGATTCCCGCCGCGTACAGCGCGCATATTCTACGGTATGCGATTAACCGGAACGATTTAGAATTATGCTGCGAGGTAACGGCGACTAATAACTGGTTGCTTGCACAAATGCGAATTGACGGCATTTTGGAGTCAAAAATATTCGGGGGCGCGTTATGATATACGCGGCGAAAGTACAAGGCAGAGGACAAACAGAGGGTACGTGGAAAGTCGCGCCGCAATATACCCGCGTGGACGGAACCGACGCGCCGGAAATCGAAGCGTTTTCATTAAACGGTTTAGAGCCGGAAACCGGGGACACTGTATTTTGCGCGGAGGGGATTAATGATTTTGCTCAATCGATGCAGATGATTTTTAACGACAACGGCGGGGCGTTTCCGCTCATTATCGCATCACTGGAACAAATGCTCATTTTTTCGCTTGTCTCGCTGCAAATAAAAGGTAAAGTAAAACTTGGCCAGGGCGGTAAAAAAATGCTGCTCGGCGAGACCGTACAGACGTGGGCGCAATCAGTGGACGCGGCGCTTCAAGCGCTGTATGCGTGGGGCGCGACGGGTGTGGCGCCGGGACTAACAGGCGGAATAAATTCATTTTCCGGGTCTCCGGCGCTCCAGTCATGGTCAGCGGACGCGCTGTCCGTAAATCACGAATTGGATTAAAAGGCGGGCAGATATGGCTTTTATGCTTGACAGCGACGGAAATATAGTGGTAAATGCCAGTACGGGACTGGCGGAACAAGTGACCGATTTGCAATCGCTTGAACAAGACGCGATGAGCGAATGTCGATGCGAACAGGGCGGCAATTTTACGGACAGCACTTACGGAAGAAATCCGCTGGTGTGGAAATTGTCTCAAAGTTCTGCGGATAGAATCGCCGACGTAAAGCGGATTGTTTCAAAATATTACAACCCGTATTCGATCACGTACGAAAATGGGATTATAACGGTAAATTAAATGCCCATAATAAACGGAATTTATACAGAATTGACTTTTGAGGACGCGCTCGCGAACACAATTAATGACGCGCCGTCGTCGATCGTGTTTAGCCCCGGCAACCCGCCGGAACTCATACTCGCTAATATGTTCGCGCAAGGCGACGTACTTGTCGATCAGTTTATCGGTGAAACGCTGGCTGCATTGATGGCACCCGTCGGCGCAAATATTGACCTTTTAAATCCAAATAACCCCCGCCGGGGCGACGTGGCCGCGTCCGGCTATATACTTGTGACCAATTCGTCACCAGACGATATTGCGATCGCGCTTAATACGCTTGTGACCGCGTCCAGCGGTCAGCAATATTCCGTCGGCGTGTCTTCATTCGTCATTCCCGGCAGCGGCACGGCGTATATTTTTGTCACCTGTACTGAAACTGGTATCGGCGGTAACATTCCCGCCGGGCGAACGTTTACTGTTACTGGTTATTCCGATCTGTCCGGCGCAAATACGCTACCGTTTCTAAACGGTGCGGCGGCGGAAAGTGACGCGGCATATTTAAATCGCGTTACGGCGGAAAAAACAGAGTACGGTTCGCAAAGCGGTTCGGTCGCTGTCGAAACGGCGCTAAAAGCGATTTACACCGACGCGCGAATGTATGTCAACCCGACGGCGGACGCTCTTACTGTTCCGGTGCCGGTTCCGCCGAATGGTTATAACGTTGTCATTCTTGTGCCAAGCGGTATTCTATCCGCGACTGAAGACCTCGTTTCGATTTTTCAAATACTTTCCGAACGGCTGGAATTTATTAACGCACAAAACGTGGGCGACGTGCGACACGTAGTTATGAGTGGAACCGTTTACACGTCTGAAATACCCGTGTCGTATTTTTTTACCGTCGCGCAACCGGTAGTAACCACGCTCAACGCCGTTATAAACGTTCGGGCGTCGAGCACGGCGGAACGGGCGGAACTTATTGCGCAGGCGAACAGCTTCGCCGCGTTATTTATAAACCGCCTTATAACAAGATTTTCCGGCATAAATGGTACGATGACCGTAACATATAGCGACGGGGACGGCGACGACGTGGAAACGGACGTGGATATTGCGGGAAGCGCGACGCTGGCCGGTTCTATTGCACCCGTATTCGGCATAGCCATGATACAAGCACTTGTATTCGACATTAACGCCACGGCCGATACGCCGCAAATTTTTCTCGATTCCGTCGAAACGCTTGAAATGGTTATCGACCCGCTTGAAGGGGGCGAGGCCGCTGTGGTGCTTTCTCTTGACAGTGGCATGACAAAATTTATCGATTTTAAAAATGACGCGCTTTTTAGCGACGGTTCGTCGTGGTTCGACCGGTATTTATTCATCGACCCGGAAAACGTGACAATAAAAATAGCGGTGACCGAATGGATATAAGCGCTAAAATGACCGTGGCTGCGCTCACGCCGCCGGGGTATTTTAATCTGGCAAGTGACGCCCCCGCAACGCATAAAGCGTTTATTACGTGGTGGAACGCCATTCTTACCGGACGCGCAGCGCAGGCGCAGGCGTTGCAAGCGCTCATTCTTACGCCGTGGCTTGTCGATCATCTTGACAGTCCCCGGACGCCGTGGCTGGATTATTTACTTAGACTTTACGGATTTGGTTTTTTCGGCGGAACGAACGACCAGGCGGCAGCGCTGTATAAACTCGTTTCAGGCAGCTGGAACCGCAGTACGATAAAAAATATGTTTTTGGTTATTCAAACGCTTTGTCTCGCGCCATTTTCATGGTTTGCCAGCACGTCTGTGTCGTATATCGTAGGTAATTTACTGCCGTCGGTCACTGACACCGGTTTTATCGTTTATTCTACTGCCGGTTCGCTGCCTGCCACGCCCGACCCTACCGCGTATGAGGCGCGTGCGTGGACGGTCCCTGGCGGCTGGACAAGCGCGGCGGCCAGTGCCACGTATTATTCACGCGGCTACATTTCCGGCGCGACACTTGTGTGGTGCGCACCCCGTCCGGTATCCGATTTTGCGGAGCCGCCTACGTTTTCCGCGTCGATACCGCTTGCCGTCGCCGCAGAGGGAACTATTTGCATAGTGGAAAGCGACGGGACAGGGGACCACGGCGCGGTTTATTATTCAGACGGATCGGCGTGGCGAAAAAATTCCTACAAAAATGTTGACTTAGGGCTTGTCGTTCCGGACGCGGACCGGCCCGACCCGGAAGCCGTTACGGTGCTCGCGCCAAATCCGGCAAGTGCGACGTATGCCGTCGCGTCGTCACAACCACCGCCCGCAAACGGTCCTACGGAAGGTTATGGCACGTTTTCGACGTGGGCGGCAACAGCAATTACAACAAATGAAATAACAATACAACTTCACCAGCTTGCAGGCGGCCTCACCGCCACCGCAACACTTTTTGAACTGCTGCGCCGAATCGTACCGACGGGAAAAACGTTTGCTGTGGTCATCGATGAAGAAAAATATTATATAACCGATAAGAGGCAAATACTATGAGCGATCTACCCTATTCCGATCCGTCTAACCCCGCGCTCCCCAGTCCGCTTTTCAGCGACATAACGGCCGTTCGCGGCGATCATATGAGAGCCAATAACGCGGCGATTTTTGCCGATCTTATAGCACTAAACACGCGAAACCCAGAGCTTGTCGCGCTCACGAGCGGTAGTTTTAAAACTGCCGCGCTTGCAAACGCTAACACGTATAACGGGCGTTCTTTTTTCACCTGTACCGCCGGAGTGTCGGACACGCCGTCCGCCGGGGCGTGGCGCATTTTTGGCTTTTGGAACCCGACGGACTCGTCCGGGCGCTTCGTGTGTATGAGTGGTGCATCACTCGAAACGTGGGAGATAAAGTATTCCGGCGGGGTGTGGGGTACGTGGACTCAGCTTACTGACGCGAGCGGCAACGTAACTCGAAATGTGACAGGCGACGTAACCGGGGATGTTACGGGACACGTCGAGGGTGACGCTTCAAGTTTTGTCGGTGCGATAAAAGAAACCGGAGCCGCAGCGGGAACAATCCACAAAAAGATCATTGAGATCGGTGACTGGAATATGCTTACTACACAGCAAAAAGACGTATCAACAGGATTATCATATGATAAAATCAGGAGTGTTAATGTACTGATTAGGCATGATACGGGTTATTTTTATCCGCTAATTTTGTCTGATACAACTGGGCATATTGGCGGGGATTTTGCTGTTGCGACTGATGGGATTATAACACTTAACCGAAAGCCGTCATTACAGTTTGCTACCGATGGTTTCAACTTAACTGATGACGGGTCTGGTCACTACAATCGCGGCTGGATCACGATAGAATACGTGGATTAAGGTATAACCAATGTCATGGCAACTACACACGGGTAGCGGCGCCCCGGGAACCATAGCCGGACAAACAGACGGGGACAACTACATTGACACCGACGCGGGCGATATCTATCAACTTGTAGGCGCCGCGTGGTCACTGTGCATGTCCTTCCCTGGGCTATACACGACCCTGCCCGGCGACACCACTAAATTTTGGCGCGGAGACGCTTCGTGGGCGGTACCTCCGGGCGGAAGCGGGGGCGATGTCGCCGGCCCCGCGTCGGCCACGGCTGATAATCTTGCAAGTTTCAACGGCGTGACAGGAAAGATTATCAAGGATAGCGGGTCAAAGGCGTCAGACTTTGCCGTGTCCGCGAAGGGCGTTACGAATGGCGACAGTCATGATCACAGTGGTGGTGACGGCGCCGCTATCCCGGAGGCTGGCCTATCGTTGTCAGATAACACCACGGGCGACGTGTCCACGGCCAAACACGGATTTGCGCCGAAAGCGCCGAACGATACAGCAAAATATTTACGTGGAGACGAGACCTGGGCGGCCGTACCTGCTGGCTCCGGAGAATCTATTCATGACATCAGTGCCGATTACACAATAACCGATACCGATGGATATTCAATTATCAACGTCGATCCTTCGGCGCGGAAAGTGACGGTTACGCTGCCCACGCTTGCAGACAACCTAAATCGCAAAATACAGATCATCGTCGGAACCGCCGGTGGGGACGTTGTAGTTGATGGGGAGGGGTCGGAGACAATCAACGGGCTGGCATCAATATTGCTCGGCGGTCAATACGACAATCTGACCGTAATCGGGTGCGCTACCGAGTGGAGGATATTGTCGGGTCGTGCATCAATTGATACCGGCTTTATCAATACAAACGATTGGTCAAACCGACATCTTGGTACATCGCAAGTAACGTATGATGGATTGTCCGGTACGTTTATTGTGGGTGAGACGGTCACAGAGGCAACAAGCGGCAATACCGGCGTGATTACCGCCGATAGCGGAACAGTCTTAACGCTGAAAAACGTGACGGGGACTGGCATATTTACGAACGATCGGCAAATAACGGGCGGCACATCTGGCGCGACCGCGAACGTCAACGAAGCAACGTCAAATAAAAATAAAGACACGAACGTTATTCATAATTTCGGTTATGGCATACAGCGAGTGCGGTCACATTTTTATATCAGCGAAGATAAAACAGAGGCGAAAACATATTATCTGCCGTCCGCTCCGTGGTGGTACGTAAACACGAAACAGACAATGGTATGGGGGGTGGATACATCTCAATATAAATTACAATCTGGTGACGGAAATATTTTGATTATCAATGATACCGGGGCGCAGACGGACATTGATAATGAGGACTGGTATTACAAGGTTATAACGGAAGTTGTCTGGTAATGGACAGAAATCTTGAAATAAGCCTCAAAGATTATTTAGACGAGAGATTTTCGGCTCTTGATTGCAAGCTGAATAAATTAGACCAGCTTCGTCAGCATGAGCATGACATTGTAATATCAATGTCCAAAGATATATCACAGCAGTACGAGGAAATAAAGAGCATTAAGTTAAATGCAATTCAATGTCGTTCCAATTGCGATCGGCGCAAAGAGGACTTCAAGAAGAATGTAGTTGAAACCGTTACGCCGATGATAACCTCCGCGACACTCGGGGTCAAGATATGGGCAATTGTCCCCGCGCTGATGTTCCTTCTTGGGGTCACGGCGTATATTATCAAGGATTATGTTATGACTCCTGTCAGGCAGCACATCGAGGATAAAAGATGAAAGACTCGACGATACAACAGGAATTTGCCAGCTATTTTGAAGTATATAAAAAAGGCATGGGGAAGGACAATTTAGCGTATGTCATTACGAGTACAGACAGACGGGGAAATAAAAAAAGAAATCCTCACGCCGTACCTGGTAATGCTATGGACTTAACCCTACGGATTAAAGGGGATTACGCACCGATTAAGGAATACAACGACCTGGTGGCGTACCTGTTCAAATACTGGCCGTACCGGGCAGGGGTTGATAATACATGGGGGAACATTCACATCCATGTTGATCTTGGGAAAGTGACTCCCCCGGGTCAAGAGCTGCCGTTTTTTTTTAAAGAGGATAACGAGATTTATGTTTCGCAAATTAAAAAAGTGGAGGATATAGCATGAGCATTAAAGATTTTATTATGGCAAACTGGAAACAAAAGGCTTTTTGGGCGGTTGTCGGGATCGGTGCTGCCGTGGGTGCGGGGGTAATTATTATCCTCGCTATTGCCATCGGGGTCAATGTGTAATGAAAAACAAAATCTTTCAATTTGTCTGGTATTACATCGTCAGGCCGTGTATTCCCATACTTTCAATCAAGAAGGAAACTAACCCGGTCATAAGACACGGAAGGGAGATATACGCGCAGATCAGGCTGGCACGTTTTATCGGGCAGATTGAAGGATTTTTGGCCGGAGATAGTAATAGTGCGGTATTCAGTACGTTCATGGTGATGCAGCTCGGGGGCGTAATATGAAAAATCGGTGGTACAGTTTTTTATTCAAGACGGCAGATACGGAGGTTGATGCCGGTCTGGTAAAAGTGAAGCTGAAACGATACCCGGTCATATTCAAGATGCTGGTTATTGTGGGGGTGCTGGTAGGCGGGTTCATTCTGGCGAGGATGTATTTAACGTGGTTATGCCAATGAAAAAAGTAAAACTCGCATTTGCTATTATTATGGCGGTTATTGTCTTGACCGGCAGCAATGTGGCAACGTGGTATTTCTCGCGCTGTCCGAAGATCGTAGAGGTTGTTGCGCAGGAGGCCGAGGCTCCTGTTTATTTCAAGCCGGTTGAAGTAGTACAGAGCAGCGGGGCAGGGATAATTACCATAGAGGGAGCGATGATTAAGGGCAATATATTTGCGGTTGTTGCCCGAAATAATCTAATGAGCGTTACCCGCAAATTTGATATTATTATACCGAAACAGGTAGTACGACATTACGGATTAAGTCTTGGGTATGGCGTGATGTTCGATATTGAAACCCGGCAATTACGGCACAATATAGACGCGATGTTCCATTGGAACTTTGACAATAGAATAAGTCTCGGGGCTGGCCCGGTCGTGCAGATAGCAGAGAAGACCGTATATCAGGTCGGGGCAAGAATAGAAGGGAGATATAGCTGGTGAAACACAGATTTATACCTCAACTCTATGGCGTAGTCAAAGACTACCATCCCCGCATAATACCGGAATCTACGCACACAATTTCATGAGCAAGGATAACTACGGCGGGGCCGGGTCGCCAGGTTCTATTTTATAAGATATAATTTGTGAGATCATGTTCTACGCCTCCCGCCGCCGCCGTGCGGCTACGAACGCGGCCATGTATTCTTTCACTTTTCGTATTTTATTCTTTATAGCAATTCCTACCGCCGGTCGTTCGCCGGTGAGCTTTTCAATTACCCTCTTATGATCTTTTTCAAGCGCAAATCCGCCCGTATTGACAAACCCCGACTGGACACATTTATTCATAAGAGCGAAATAGACGCCCGTTTCGACCGGGTGCCCGCGTTTTTGCAATAACTCATTATATGCAATCTCTGACAGAACGGTCGATCCGGTATTGTTCCGCACCCGATACCACGCCGCCGCGACGAACATTTCTATTTGTTGCCGGGAAAACTCAGGCCGCGTGGCGGCCGCGTGGCCCCACGATAAAATACCAACCGGGGCCATGATTGCAAGCAAAACGGACAGGAAAAAATGGAAGACGAATTTAAGCCAGTCGTCTTTTTGCCAGTTTACCATACCCGCGTAAAAGTTATAAATCGATTTTTGACTGTCCGCGTCCCGCGCGTCGGTCACCGTGGCTGCGGACGTTTTAAGTAGTACGTCCATAAGTCGCGTCCGCTCGCGCATGATCTGATTTAATCGCTCGTTCGCGCGGTTGATCGTCCCCGCGTATTCCACCCGCGCTTTCACGCTTTGCAGACTTTTCAATTGACCCGTGATAATGTTCGCTTCCTCAGTCAAACGCGCGACATTCTCTTTACACTGCGCCATAGTAAATGTCGCCGTGCCCGTTTCCGTTTCAACGCCTATCCCCGCCGTATGAGACAGCAGGGCGAACGTCTGCCCCGCTGACGTCTGCACGACCGCGTATAGGGTGATTGCCACGGCAATAGCAATGAACGCTTTCGACCGGCGCGCGTTGAATACCGCAAACGAAAGTAATAGTTCAAGCGCGACGCCGCTTGATACGGCTACGACGACCGGCAGACCGTCGGCGATAAAACGGAACGCGTAAAAATAAGTGTCGAGCGTTATGCCGAGCGCGACAAGCGCGGCGCAGAATATTTTTCGGATCATAAATCCCCCAGCGATAACTGCATAAGCCGGTACTGCGCGTCCGGTATGCCGTACTTGATGTACCGCTCGGCGGTCGCGGCCGACACGTTGCAGATTTTACAAATGTCGTATTTTTGGAGATCGTGCTTATCCAGGAGCTTAAGTAACTCCGCCGGTTTAACTCTTGTTTTTTTCATTTCTCTTTTTCCCCTTAACTATTTGATACGCGATTTTTAGCCGGAACAGAAAGCCGCATTCTAATAACCCGTCCATGAGCTGCCGCGTGATTCTATCCGTTTGCCGTTTTGTGATCCGTTTAAACTGTTTGACGCGTTTACCGCTCATTGTATTACCTCAGTTATAAGATCGACTGTATAACCGGGGAACATCTCTAAAAACTTTTCTCGCGCTTCCGTCCTATTTTCAGCTTCAATGGGTGGGTAAGCTTTCGCCCACTGCGACTCGGGACGGGCGCGGTCCGGCATATAACCGTGTACTTTAAATTTTGTCATGGTTTTTTTCTCCTTTTCTCCCTTACCTATGTAATATAATAAACCGTCGTCATTTTGTCAACAAAAAATCGTCAAATTGCAACATTTTTTTCCTTTTCTTTTTGCGCCGTTTCCCGCAGTTTTTTACATTCCCGTTCAAACGCCACCTCGTCGCCGTTAAACCAGCTATGTTTATGAACGCCGTTTATACGATACTCACGCGGGGCAAACCCCAGACCATAAAGGAACATAGCGATTTTTTGCTTAGTCATATACCGCGACACGTTCGGCGGGGCGAACGTCGCCACGTCGCGCTCTATTGCAATCATGTCCACAATGGGCGAGGCGAACGCCCCGGCCCGCTGTTCATATTGCGTTTCAAGCCAGCTCACGGCGTCGGATTTTGTGACCTCGGTAATCATTGCCAGACCTTCCGTTTCCGGTGCGGCCCCGTGCGCGTCGAACGCCGAAATGTCGAGGCTCATTAAATGATCGTAAATCCATCCCGCGCCGTTTTCAATCGCGTTGAATAATTCATTATAATACTTTTTGTCTTTCGGTTCCCGATTATTATAGATGACAAAAAAGCGGCGCGAGTGCTTTTCCAGGCGCAGGGCAGAAAGTTTATTTGACAGTAATAAAAAATTAGCGCAGTTATTCGTCTCATACGTTCGGGCGTATTTGGCATTGACGCGGACGCGGCTTTCCGTGATGAGTGATTTTAATTCCGTGAGCGCGGCGCTGTCATGCGTTTCAACCTCGTGAGACACGACGAAAAGTTTTTCCGCGATAAAGTCGGTCCAGCCGGAAAGAAGCCGTTGCGCCGAAACGGTCGAGCAGTTATGCTCACCGAATATTTTTCTAAACAACACACTAAATGCCGACTTGCCAAGACCTTCATGCTTACTGATTATTAAAGGCGTCCAGTCCACCTTTTGACCGACGCGCTGGACACAAAACGCAAAATAATTTTTTAGCCCCTCGCGCTCCACGTCCGTCATTGCGATAAAATCCAAATGATCGCTAAAAATTTTTACTGCCGTTTTTTTCAGCTCCGGCGCGCGTTTCATTTCCTGCGTGTTCGGACGGAAGGAATTAAAAAACGTTTCGCCGTTCGCTTCAAAAATCTTTTCCGCGCGGTGCGGGGCGTATTCCACGCGGTCACACGTTTCAACGGCGTAGTCAGACAGGAGTCGCCGGAAATTAACCGGTTCACCTATCTCACGGCTTATAAAATCTTCGATCTGTTCACGGCTTGTCAGCGCCCGTTCGGTCCGGCAGTCGGCCAGGCGGCAGGCGCCGTGAATGTAAGTCCAGTCGGCGAGCCGTTCCCGGACCCGTTGCGTTATATCGAATTGGTGTTTGATTTTCCGCTGCGCCGCCTCTGACTCACCGCCCGCAACCAGGGCCGCGCCAAATTCACCTTTGGCGTATCTGTACGCGCTTTCTATTTGATGTTTTATTACACCGTCACTTTCCGGCGGATCGTGCCGCGCGTTTGATATCTCGCAGGCAAGGGCGAGGGCTGATTCCTGTGATATTCCCCACTTGTGACAATCAAAACCCAGGTGTAATAATTCCCGGCTTCGCCCTTCGCCTTTCGTAAGGACCGGCTTTTTCATATATGTTTGACGAACGAACGCGAGCACGGAATTATAATCCTGAACGGGCGCGGCGCTTTCAGATTTTTTGTCGAGCGTCAACCAGTCGAATTTTTTTTCAATGGACGCGCGCTCAATTTTTTTTCTTATGAATACTATTTTATAACCGGGGGATTCAACGCCCTCTTTACGGTGCGTAAAATACGGCAGGCGGATGACGCGCTCCGGGTCAGATACGCTTTTATCGCCGTTCGCGTGATGTATAAGCGCTTTACTATATTTCTTGAACGCTTCCCGCGTCGTGCTCTCAAAGCAAAAATAAAGATGATGATGATTTTCACCGCGCGAACAAATTACATCTGCACGGTTTTTCGCCCAGGCCGGAAGCGGCGCGCCGTCAATGTCGATTACCATATTTTTAATTAATGATAATTTACGGACGGTCGCGCGGGGATTAACGCCGACACAGGGGAACGCGCCGGGGTATTCAGGCGACAGCGGCGCGTCGGGGAAAACGTACAGGTGATTTTCGGCGGGGCCGTCGGCGTCCTTTATAACGCGAATATTTATTTTTTCGCCGGGTATAAAAAGAGCATTGAATAAATCCGCGTTCGTGTATTTCAAGCCGTCCCCCTCACCGCAATGCTAAGTTTATTTTTCTCATCGATTTTCTTTCTCATCATCTTGTCAACGCCGCGCTCGAAAAAGAAGTAAACCCAACGGACGTTTTTTTCCTGTCCGATCCGGCGCGTGCGGCCCTCTGCCTGTTCAAGCGCCCAAGCCCGCCAGTCGATCTCCGCGAATAGTGTAAGGGAAAAGCCGGTAATGTCAACGCCTTCTTTTAATGAATCAATAGTAGCCACTATAACGCTTTCGTCAACACTATTTAATTTTTGCGTTATGGCGTCGCGTTCGTCCGGCGTGGTGTTTGTTCCCGTTATGAGCGTAACCGGCAATTTCTTCTTTATAAGCGCCGCAGCGATTTTTTCCGCCACTTCCTGGTGATAAGAAAAAATGAGCAGTTTTTTCTCGTTTTCTTCCCAGGCTTCCAGGGTATAATCAAGCACGGCATGAACTTTCGCCAGCCCTTGCATTTTTCTGAACTCGGTCAACTGATCGAATGACGGCGCGGCGGCGATTGCTTTTTCGATTAAATTAGGGTCGTCCAGTATCCGACCAAAAAGTTTCACCTCGGCCCTTTCAACCGTTTTCGGTATGTCGATAGGAAAATCGACGCGCAGCCCGTCCGGTATTTCGTCCGTTACGTCGTCAATCGTGCGCCCGATATACACCGGCGGAAAGTGTTCCATCCAACGGGCGTTCGGTTTAAAGCCGGACACTTGCAGGCCGAAATTATTTCGGTGACAATTTGCGGCAAACTCGCGGGCAAAATCTTCATACCCACGCGGCGCAAGCGGCGACGCCGACGCTTTTAGCCACTGGTAGCAATCCGCAATGTTATTAGGCGGCCAGGTGCCGGACAGGCCGAGCAATTTGTCAGCGACGACGTGGACACCCTGAGCGCAAAGTGTGGCAATCGTCCGCGCCGCTTTATAACTTTTTCCATAATGTACTTCGTCAAATATTATAAGATCATAATTAACCGACTTTGCCTGCGCTAAAATCAGCGGATCGGATATTTCAGAATACGCATAAAGTGCAAATTTATATTTTCTTTTATCGTTGCAGCGGTTTAAAATCTCGCGCCGCCATTTCGGGACCAAAAAAGCGGGACAAACGACGCCGATCATGTTATGTGTTTTCGGCAATTTCTCGGCAATTTGCAGCGCGATAATCGTTTTACCCAGGCCCATTTTATCGCCGCAGAGAAAACCGCGATAACCGGCGGCGTAGGCGGCGAGCGCCTTGTCAACGGCCTCGGTTTGATAGTGTCGCAGGGTAGTATTTTTCATATTTTTATAAAATCGGTAATAGTGGCTTTTTCCGTTTCAATCATTAACCCGCCGTCAATGGTGAAATATGTACCGTCCTCCCAAAACCGTACCACCAAATACGGCGTTTTACTTGCCAGGACCGCCGCGCGAACATATCCCTGCCAGTCGGACAGCTTTCCCTTTCCGATTTTCGCTTCGCAAAAAACCACCAGACCGTGACAGGCGAGCAAAAAGTCCCAGCCGCTTGATGTGTGCCGCACGTTTCCCGCGTCCCGATCAATGTGAACGTGAACACTTGGAGAATTTTTCTGAATTGCTTTCACAAGCGCGTTGACGTGCGCGCGTTCGTCTTTATTTCGGGAGGCCACTATCTTTTTCCTCTCAGTTTTGTATAAGTTGCGACACGTCAATCCCAGATAGTCGTTCATCATCTGTTAACTTAGCATCGTTTACGTTGCCCTCGATGCTGGACACATCGCCCCGGATGCCGGTCACGTCGCCCCGGATGCCGGACACGCCGCCCCGGATGCCGGTCACGTCGCCCTCGATGCCGGTCACGTCGCCCCGGATGCAGGACAC